CATCTTTTTATCGATTTCATCTTTTTATCGATTTCATCTTTTTATCGATTTCATCTTTTTATCGATTTCATCTTTTTATCGATTTCATCTTTTTATCGATTTCATCTTTTTATCGATTTCATCTTTTTATCGATTTCATCTTTTGAATCGATTTCCACAATCTAAGCATGTTACAAATGTTGTCATAGGTTCATCCGCACTTCGTGTTTGTAATTGATAATATGTGCATTTTTTTGATTTACATTTTCCACAAATAAAATTGTCTGTTGATGCTTCAATTTTTGGTGTATACTTATTTTCATCTTTAATTTTTTTTTCTTCTATTAAAATTTCCCATAATTCTGGTTGTAATTGTTGATGGTTCATATAAACAAATTCGTGTGCTTTAAGTGTTTTTGATCTTACTTTATTTAATAAATTAGTATTTTTTAAGTTAATAATAAGACTTCTTAGTTTTTCTATATATATTACTACAAACGATTCATTTGCCCATTTTTTTAATAAATTTTTTTCTTCACATACTCCTAGAGTATAATTATAAATACCTTTTTCCAAATTTTCACTAATATTGTCATTATTAATAATAGAGTTTAATTTAGATACAACTTTTGCTCTAAAACATTCGGGATCATTTATTTTTCTATAAAATTTGCTCATTAAATTTATTATAATAATAAATAGTTTATATTATTATATCAATTTTTAATTATTTTAATAATTAAATTGTTTTATTGTTTAATAGTTTAATAATTTAATAAAAATTTATATTTCTTCTTCTGAGTAACAATATAATTCGTAACTTAATTCGGAATGAGAATCACTAAACGTATCTGTATCAGTATTAATATTTTTGCATGTTTCAAGTGGGTTTTCCTTATTTAGAATGTTGTTTAATTGCGCATTATCTATATTTGTAACTTCTTTTTTACAAATGTCTTCTACATTATCCTCATCACTATTAAACTCTATTGTTTGTGGCAAATCAAAAAATTTAGAAAATGTTGAACTCTCCAAATTAATATATTGTGTACTTGATTTTAACAAAAATATTGCTTTATTATTAATATTTATTTTTATATTGTATTTAACCAATAATGGATGATTATTATATGTTTTTACATTATTATCTTCTTTAGACCATAGTTCAATAACATTAGATGAACAATCCCATTCAAATAATTTATTGAAATTATTGTTAGATTTATAACCACATTTTTTATATATATTTTGTATATCAATATTTTTTACTTTAATTTCTTTAAAAGATGTATTTTTTAATGTAATGCAATATATCATTACGTGATTAGTTAATACATATTAATAATTGTTTAAGTATTAATCAAATATGTTTTGGCCTTTATTAAAATTTAATAAGTTTTAATTAAATAATAATTTTTATATTAATATACATAGTACATGATTTTATATATTATAAAATGGACTATACTTTATAGTATATTAATTTTTTTACTACATAATTTATATATATTTTTTAAAAACAATTTGACAAATACAAAAATCAAGGATTATTACAGCTCTTTTATTATAGAAAAAATAAACACAAATGTAGGTAATACTAAATCCAATACTAGCTTATGTGACGATGAAATAAATATTTCATCGACATCATTAGATGATCTTAAAAATAATATAAATGATGACACTATGAAAAACGAATTAAATGAATTTCTGCAAACTTTTAACCACAAATAGAATTGCGTTTATTATATTTTATTTTATTTTATTTTATTATATTTTATTATATTTTATTATATTTTATTTTATTTTATTTTATTTTATTTTATTTTATTTTATTATATTTTATTATATTTTATTTTATTATATTTTATTATATTTTATTTTATTATATAAATAAATTTATTATTATATAAAACTGAAATAAATAATTACTATAAAACATAGTAATAGCAAAATATGGATAAACAAAAAACTGGTTTAGTGTTATTTAATAATAGTAAAAATATTATGCATAGATTTCCTAATAAGCTATATAGTAATAGTTTTAATATTCCAAATTTAATAGATAATGCTGATTATTATGTATTAAAACCAAAAGGAATAAAATCTTATTTATGGTTTACTTATTATAAAAAAGATTTACTATGTTTATTAATATTTATGAACAAACATTCAAATATTATGGATGAAACAAATGAATTTTATTATTATAATATTAATTATGATAAGCGTTTGTGTTACAATAATGTATTGCTAAATGGAACATATTTTTACAAAATTATAAAAAAAACAGTTAAACACTATTTTATACTTGATAATGTATTAAATTATAATTACTTTAATTTAGATAAATTTACAATTAATGAGCACAACGATTTTACGTATAAATTAAATTTATACAAACTTATATTACCATTTCTTATAAATACTAATTACAAGATATATTTAGGAATTATTTTAGATAATTATAGTGCTATTTTTAAGCATATATATAAACTTGACTATAAACTATATAGTATTGCGTGTTATAATAAAAAGAAATATTTAGGCAATTTTATAGTTAGTAATAGTTCCAATAATTTAGAAAAACCTGCGCCTGCAAATTTTAGAGTTTATGCGTGTATTAATCAAGATATCTATAAATTGTATGTTTTAGAAAATAATAAGGAAGTATTTTACGACTATGCGTTAATTGATAGTTATAAAACAAGTGTTTTTATGAATAACTTATTTAGAACTATTAAGGAAAATAGTAATTTAGATTTATTAGAAGAAAGTGATTGTGAAGAAGAATTTGAAAATATTGATTTAAGTAAATATGTGAATTTGGAAAAATCATATATTATTGAATGTATTTATAATAAAAAATTTAAAAAATGGATTCCAATTAATTTAGCAAATAATAATAATATTATTAATATTAATAAAATTAATTTTATTATAAAAAAAAATAAAATATTTCTTTAGTATATAAAAAAGAATGTTGGAGACTTTAAACAACGAGATCGTTCAAATTGGTGGTGAGGCTCTTATAAGCGAAGCGGCGTCTTCTATGATGGGCGGAAGACGTAGAAGAAGAAGACAATCCAGAGGTGGCCGTCGCACACGTCGCCGCAGAATGTCAGGTGGCAGAAGAAGACGCACTCGCAGATATTAAATATAACTGTTTATAATTATTTAATATAATATATTATATTATTATATTAAAATGTTAGGAGGATTTACTTATAAGAATATGTTTGGATATAGCAAGAGCAAGAGCAAGACCAAGAGTAAAAGAAGTAAAAGAAGCAAAAGCAAAAGAAGTAAAAGTAGAACTGGAAGTAAAGTAAAAGCAGAAATTATAACCAAAAAGAAAAGTTTTTATGATTTTTAAATAAAATTTGAGAAAAAAGAAAATAAAGAATTAAAATGAATACACAAATAAAAGACCAATATATAGGAATAAAACTCCTAAAAATGCTATATTAGCATTTGATAAATAGTTTAATAAAAAATTTGATACTAATAGTGTTGAAACCAATATTAGTGCGTCAACAAACAATATTTTTTTTCCATATTCTTTTGCATATTTTTTGAAGAACTCCATTACTTTACTGCTTTTAGTATTAATAGAATTTAAAAACATTCCAAAAGAAATATCATGAATTAGTCCAATAATGACAACACATAGTATTTGTAAATATAAATTAGATGTAAATAATGTAGCTAAATAGACTCCAATAATTGCCGATGCTATATCCATAGTATAAGCACCAATTGTAAATTCATTATACCATTGTCTAATAGTTTTTCTAGTTAATGCAGTAAAATATATTAATCCTAGCGTAAAACACTCTACAATAATTGCTCCTACTACTAATGTTAATATATTGTGATTACTCATTATATATTAAAATAATATAAAAATTTTTAACTATTGTTTATAATATAAAAATTTTTAACTATTGTTTAAAATTAAACAATTATGCGGTGTTTCTTTAGCGCTATTTTTTCGTCGACTATTTGGCACCAACATAGTCCAATACTTTGTATTATTGTTTTCTAATAATTCTTGCAATTCTTGCTCTAATGTTTCCTTATCTGGTGTTAATGTCTTTAAATGCTTAATATAGTCGCAATATTTTTCATTATTTGAACGAATAATTTTATAATTTTTTTCGTTATAAAATGCGCGCCGCTTATTAAATTGATTTAGAAATACATCATGATTATCTATTAAATCAATTACAAGGGGACTAGCATGTTTTTCTCTCAAAATTCTACCAACAGCTTGAATAATATCGGCTTTAGGGCTTGCCAAAAATAGACTTGTTAATGATTTAATATCAAGTGCTTCAGCCGCCATACTATAGGTAGCCAATATGATTTGTTTTGATTCACTTTTTTTCAATTCTTCCATTTTCATTCCGCCAACATAATAACCAACAGAAGCAACTTTTTTATGATTTAATGCTTGATATAAGTAGTTTAATAAATTTTTTGTTTGTGCTAATACTATGAATTGTTGGTGTGGGTTAATAAATAGCTCGCTTTCTAATATATACACTATAAAATCGCTTCTACTATTAAAATTTGAAACTTTACTAACCATAGTTGTATATTTTACATTCCCTCTGTAATCTCTCTCAACTTCATTATATTCATCATCATTTTCAACAATATAATCAATTGCCTTTACTAACACATTATCTTGTGAACTGTTTTTTGGCGGTTTATAGCAGATTTCACCTATATACATTTTAAATATTTTTGTTAATCCATCTTTTCTATTCATCGTTGCACTTAGACCTAAACCATATAATGTATTGCATTTTTTTAAACAATTACTAAATATTTCACTTGACATATGATGACAATTACTAACAATCGGACCACATTTTGTTTTTATTTTGTCATCGGTTACAATATTTGCTAATATATAATTATGATTGTCGGCAACCTCAATATCATATACATCTATAATGTCTTCACTTAATATGAATTCTTGTTTTACTACTTCCAATAAAACTACGTCATTAGAAGAACCGTTTTTGCTCATAACTTGCGATCCACTATGTAATTTATGGGCTTCGATATAGCCATTTGGTGTTAATATTTTATGATTTAATGTGCATTCAATAATGCATTCAAATGTGTTGAACTCATTATTTAATATTAATTTTACAAACTGATTGCTCTTTTTCTTCCATGCATATGTGAGTGGTTTATATTCAAACGTCTTTGATGTTATATTGTAGCTGCGGATTCGTAATGGATTATTTTGTTTCCATAATTTATAGAGATTTGAAATTTTTACACAGCCTGTGCTTGTATAAATTAGCGTAGACCCTTTAAAGCATTCATCATATATACTTAGACCAAAACTATCAAATAATGTATCAGGATAGCTTTTCATACTTACAGACTGTATCATCGCTAACACAATATCTTTATTTTCTATATCAACTATTTGTCCTTGTATTAAACCAATCTTAGCATTTGGTAAATATTGTATTATTCTCTCAATCCACTGGCTCTTTAGAAAAGATTTATGAACGAAAATAATCGTTTTCTTTTGTAACACTTCAATAATTTTAAGAGCTAATACTGTCTTTCCGGCACCAGTCCATAATTCAATAAGAGCTGACCCTGTGCCGTTATTTTTTTTTTCTTCAACACCAAAATCAATTGCTTTTAAATAGGCATTTAATACTGTTAGCTGATAATCTCTTAGCTCTCCATTAAACTTAATATTAATAGCATCACCATATTGAATTTTTATAGTTTTTGGATATCCAAACATATTTATTCCCCAATAGCGTGGAACATATATTTTTTTATCTGACTCTTGGTATATTGGAAAAGATTTGGCTTCTATTAGCGAATTAATAATGTTAGGTTTTACTGTTAACTCATCTTTGATAAAATCAATTATTTCACTATTTAAACATACTTTATAAATCGAATAACCTTTGTTCCCCAAATAGCTATTTATTAGATTATTATTTTTTAATTTTTCTATTGCCTTGGCTACTTCTAAATAATTAGTTCTATTTTTTGGACTAATTTTTTTCAACATTATTTTATAATTAACTATTTAAATATTTTATTAATATTTCAATTTTAAATTTTTAATAAAATATTTAAATATTATATAATGAATTTAGTAAATAATTTAAAAAATAAAGCGCTAGAACTCAAAAATATTAAACATTACGAATTAGTTTTTGTTGTTGTCTTAATACTGTATTTACTCAGTAATGTTTCAACACCATATGATTTAGCGCCACATATAAATAATGCATATATGTATATATCCTTAATTGCTATTTTTATTTTAATTTTGCTAAATAGTAACCCGTTAATTGCTATATTTTTTGCTTTTGTTGCTCTAATATTTTTACACCGTTCAAATAAAGTAGATCACAGAGTTATGGCACCAAGCACTAGCAACAAAACTGCTGCTATGAACGATTTAAATAGCGATTTAAATATTAAAACACTTGAAGAAGAAATTGTAGGTGCAATCGATAGACAACCTGATAATATAATTAATCAAAATACATATCATCCTGTATTGTGTGATTCACATAATGCTTCAAATATTGGTTAATATACAGATTATTTAGGATAACATATATTATTATATGTTAACTTACTTTTATATCAGCTGGAGCATTTTCTATAACATTTTTAGGATATTTAATAAATATTAGAGTTCCAATAAAATAAGTAATTGCCAGAAACAAAACTCCAATAACTATTTGTAAAACTATACTATCAAAAACTGCTTCTGGTGACAATAAGTCTCCCATGGCTCTTAATACTTTAATTGAATCAGCCTCTGGATTTATTTTATTAAAAGATAATTCAGGCGGTAAACCATCATCATCCACAGGTTTACATTTTATATATATATTATCTTGTTGGGCATTATATGTTCTAATCGACCAATCTGCATTATTATATGTTTCTGTCCATGTTTTAATACTAGCTAATGTTTTTCCAAGAACTTTTAAAGTAAAATTTTCATTTTTTATTAAGTTATTAAATGATAAATTTCTACTGAATGTTGCATCTGCTCCTAATTTAGATTTATAAAATTCTGCTACAGAATCTGTTCCATTATTATTTATATATGATTGCTTAATATCTAATAATATTGGATCTGATATTCCTAATGCTCTTTCCGAAAAACTAATAAATTCTAACCATTCTTTATTATTTTTTTCTCTTCTAGTACTATTTGTCATAATTATATTATATTATAATTTTATTATTTTATAATATAATAAAATTATAATATAATAATATAATTTTATAGTTTTATTATATTATAAAATAATAAAATTATGGGGAAATTTAGATTAATTGTGTTTCCTGAGAATTATGACACTTTGACAGATCAAGATAATCCTGATGGTTTGCCTAATATAATTAGTGATAATAACAGAAGTGGCTTAAAAATATTAACTTATATACTATATTATGCATATTATAATACATTCGAAGATTCGTTAAATAAATATTACCTTTCACAAATTATGGATTCATCAAGTGAAAAAAGCTCTCCATCATTTCAAACAGTATTAGGAAAGATGTTATTATATATAAATGATATTGAAAAATATCAAGGGTTAACCAAAGATGAAAATGATGAAGATGAAACTCTAGCAATAGCAGCAACAGATACCGATAATATAGCTGAATTAACAAAAAAACTTGGTGATGAGTTTGTAACTGATTTATTTTATGAATTACAAACATCAAAACTAATAAAAGCTAATAAAAATGCTAAATCTGACTTGATTAATATGCGTAAAATGTTTAAAAAAAATGACTTATATGATTTAAAATATTACAAGGATCTACATAAATATACACAAGAATTGCTTAATGAAAATAATAAGTATCTTATTTTAATGTTACACGTTATAAATAATAAATTAGATAATAATAATTATAAACATGTCTATAGTCTAGAATATAATCATAATTATAAACTTAAAGGTTCTAATTACGATGCAAGCACAATAAGATATGAGGGAGCAATAGTAAATAGTCGTCCTTCGCGTTTTATTATTGAGCCTATTAAAAGTAGTAGATATGCAATATCAGCAACAGCAGTAAGGAGAAGAGACATAGCAAATGGAGAAGCAGGAGCAACATCAGGGATAATAGACATAGCAAATGGAGAAGCAGGAGCAACATCAAGGAGAAGAGGCACCAAACGCGCGCAACCGCCACACCGTGATTGGCGACCGCAACAGCAAGGCCCACACGCAGACGCAGACGCAGGCGCGCGGGCGCTCGGACCAGATCCGGCGCGACACGCTGCTTATCGAGCAACATCAAGGAGAAGAGGCATAGCAACCGGAGCAACAGGACTTGTTGCGGGAATAACAAAAACACAAAAAATCGGAGGCTCACTTGAAACTCCTACTTGTGGATTTAAAAATGTTGGTAATTCATGTTATTTTGTTTCCATGATACAATTGTTATGGCATATTAATCCGTTTCGTTATTTTTTTATTAATATTCGAGATTATAATATTGATAGGTTAAACCTGTTAGATATCACGAAATTAAATAGCAGCCAACAAGACATGCAATCTTTATTTTATAATAACTCTAATGCATCCATAAAAGCTATTAGAGAGAGTAACGGGGGCGAACTAGGACTAAAAAATTTTTTAAAAGCACTTCAATATTTATTTAATATTATGAATGAAAATATAAAAGATATAACCAATAATACTGTTATTGATTTAGATAGATTGATTGTTCCTGGTGCTGGTTTAGGAAATTCGGTATATTCCTATATTAACTATATTGTAGAACCAATTTCTAGGAGGGATCGGGATCGGGATCAGTTAGATAGTTATGAAGTAATGATTCTCATTTTTGAAAGATTACTTTCATTTTATGATATAGGGTTATTACGTTTATTTAAAAAATTTTCTCTGTTAACACGAACTACGTTAACATGCGGTACTGGGGATCAATACAGCTTTATACCAGGGACATATGGGTCGAAAACATCAATAATTCCTGATGCTTCCGAAGGCTTTGAACCTATTATCAGGTTGAGTATTTCTCATAATCCGGATATACATACTATAACTGATGCTCTATTAGGACAATCTGGAATAATATCCACTAGATCTTGTCCTAGTAGTAATCCCACCGCATATCAATCAACTAGTTATAAACCTTTTAAAACATCAGAATATATAATTCTAAGTCTTGCTCGTTCTGAGAATGATATGCTAACAATGCGTTCAATAGAAGCTAATCCCAAAATTAAAATTGAAAATATTGAATACATATTTAAAGGATGTATAATGTATCTTGGAGGGGGTTCTGTCGGGCATTATGAATACTATAGTTGTAATGATGATGGTGCTCCGTCATATTTGGTAAACGATGCAGTAATAACAATCATTGATGATTCTACCCGTCAGACTCATGTAAATTACATTAATGGTCGTGGCTATTTATTTCTTTATAAAAGAAATTCCGAAATACTTGATATAAATGAACTGAGAATCTCATTACCATATCTTCGCTGTAAAGTAGACTATACTAAATTACCAAATAACTTTCCGGATCCGATTACAAAAGAGGGTTTAACAGGACTACTAAAAGAAGCATTAATATATGGAACAGGTTTTGGAAGTGATTTTATTGAGCCAAGAAAACTAAATATGAGGGAGTATGGAATACCCAATAGCATTCCAGATCCTCTTACATTCATAGATATAAGCACTGAAACCAGACAATTTTTTAGAAATAAATTAATACGAAAGAATGTAGTTAGAGACACTCTTATTAGATTTGAGACTGCTAGTGAAGATGGTTATCATTTACAAGCACATATTAATTTTAAAAATTGGAAGCTAGAATTTGAAAGAACCTTCAAAGGTTTTGATTCTGATGATACAAAGATAGAAATGATAGAAGCAGACTGGGGTGTAGTAACATTAGAGATGACACAGAAATATGGTGAAATATTTGCTTGTTTAAATATGGCTAATTCAACACACCCTGGTTCCTCTTATTTAGATGGTGCAAGAGCACAAGAAGAAAATATGTTTCGCAGGACTGATTGTCATTACTCAATTACTAAAAATGATCTATACAAGACTAGAGACGGGAACTATATATATACAAAAAAAATGACGAATTTAATTGCTGGACAACCCGACAAAAACAAGGAGTTTAAACGATTCGTATATTTAGATACTCGTTATCCGCGTATATGTATAAAATCTGAAGAACTAGGTAATACCGACGAAAATGAAGCCAAAAATATAAGTATAACAGGCTATGACCTATTGCCTAGTTATGAAATATTTCCTTTCTTTGAACTACGAGCAGCGGCAATAAACTACAGTAGGGATGAAAATCGAGGAAAAACAAAAGACATAACAGAATTGAGATTACGTATTAGAGCACAAATAAATACTTTAAAAGAGGCGAATCAAAAATATGCTGTTTTGAGTGCATTTGGAGCCGGTGCATTTGAAAATGATTGTTCTAATGTTGCTATGATATATTATGACGAGTTATTAAAAGAAAAACAATTTTTCAAGGTTATAGCTTTTGCTATATATTATGCGGGACATGGAGAAAGTAACTATCAAATATTTGCTAGTGTCTTTGCACGATGGCCAACCCCTAGAGAAATAGCTGTGGATAATGAAAAAGCAGTTACAAAAGAAGTGCCAATTTCAACAAATATTCCAAATATTCATACAAAGTCAGATTCTTGCGGGCGTCCTAAACTACGACATCCCATGAAAGATCCTATTGTAGAGCGTCAGGCCATAATGGAAGAAACATTAAGTATAATGGATACACATCGTTCTGCATACTATGAGCGCGCAGCAGAAAATTTACAAAGATATAAGGCACTCTCTAGAGGATTACAAATCTTAACAAGTATTGAAATTAAAGTTTATGAACAAGATTCATTAGATGTAACAAAATTAGCAACTGAAAAGTATGGAGAAATCTTTGCATGTTTGAACTTTGCAGATTCTATAAAGCCCGGCGGTGGGTATAGAAATGGCAGAGATACCCAAGAAGAGGATATATTTCTTAGAACGGATTGTCACTTTTCGCTTGATCATAATGATACTAATCTACTAGAATCGTATACGACTGAGAATCATGAAAATGATTATAGATATTCTTATAAAACTATTGATCTTATAAATGGTATAACTGGACGTGTGTATCTAGGAGCGAAACCTCAAATTTGTTTCCGCGGCAGTTATGATAAAAGAGCGGGCAAAAACTGTCCTCCTTATATTGAGAGCGAAATATTTCCTTTCTATGAACTACGATCAGCAGCATACGACTTTAGAAACAGCGATTTGCCTAATGATAGTATTGAAGCTATTGCACAAACAGAGATTCGTATTGCAGCTCAGTTGGATACACTTATAGAACATGGTATTAGACATGCTGTTTTTGGAGCATTTGGCTGTGGCGTATTTGAAAATGATCCAAACATAGTTGCTAATGCATACTATAAAGAGATTAAGAAGCGAAAAAGCAAGTTTGATGTAATTTGGTTTGCTATGTATAGGCCTAATGACACATTTCATCTATTTACCTCAATATTTGAAAATTTTAACAAAAAGCAGGACTAACACTCTAAATTAGTTAACATAAAATTTAAATTTGTCAATAAATATTTTTTTGATTTGGTCTTACTAAATTGTTTTTTTGTATAACGTTTAAATGATTGCTCTCTTTTTACAGTTAATTTTTTTGCAGTTTTAAATAAGTTAGTATAATATTTATTATAAATAGTACAACAATTATTAATTATAGTAAAAGCCATATTATTTAAACTATAATTTCTTAGTTGTATAAACAAATTAATTATTGAATTATTAGTTGGGTTTATTGTAATATCTATTTTATGTGTGTTATTTGTTGCGTGCATATTAAGATTAAATAAGTTTGAGCTAATAACTTTATCTGCATTATAAATCAATAATGTTTTAAAAAAAATATAACTTAAAACATGTGATGTTTCAGAGTATGAAGCACTTCCGTCATTTTTGAAAGTAGTCAAAAATTGCGCATAATTAAGCTTATTGGCGTGCAATATTTTAGCAACTTGAAATGATGAGTGAATAGATTCGTATTTATATGCTTTTTCAAATAATCCTATAAGTTTATTAAAGTTAGGACTATTATAATAACTATGTACAAATATATGAATAATAAATGTCCAAAATTCAGTAACAGCTTCATTTAATCCAATATTTTTATAACTATTAGAATTGACATTTATATTAAATGTATTAATTAAGGTTTGATAATAACTATTAGAATTATAATTATTATGTAATAAGTGATCTACATTATAAGAATGTAGAGCTTCATGAATAAATACTTTGAAAAATTCATGTTTTCTATATATATATATTTCGCCAATTTTTAAACAAGGATACGTTAAACCACTATTAATATTCTTTGCTCCAAGAATAATATTTGAGTTTAATTCAAATTGTTTAGCAAAAGATGTCATAAAAATAGTTATTGTAATTCCATCCATATTACACGCATTTTTATTATTATGTGTTGTTATGTTATTATTTGATATATTAATAATAACTTGTAAAATAAGTAACATAGCTTTAACACAGTTATTGAGTTTATTTATATTAATTTTATTGTATGTTATAAAATTAAATGTAAATGTTTGACCATGTATAATATTTTCATAAGAAATCATTTTTGATTTACTTATATTATTTTTAATATAGTCTACTATAGTACTATCAATATAACGTGTGTTAGAAAATATTGTTTCTAATATATGTGTTATTTTAGGTCTTGCTTTTTCTATAGGTATAACCTGTCTACTATTTTCTATATTAATCTTATTAATATAGGGTTCATGTTCTTTAAATTCTAAGTAAAGTTTATACATTAGACGTTTTAAATCATGATGATTATGATTATCAAATAAATTATGTATTTTATTAAATTCGTGTGATTTATATATATTATATAAATATTTAGATTCATTTGACATTTTAAAAAAAGATGATTGTTTCAAACTAGAATCTTCTTTATGATTGTTAATTGACATATATTATTATTATATAAAAATAATAATAATGTTGACAATACTTTATATGCAATAATACTTTATATGCAATTATACTTTATATGCAATTATACTTTATATGCAATAATACTTTAATTTAAGTTTATTTTATTAAATTAACTTAAATTAAATAAACTAATATATATAATTATGTCATCTTCAAGAAATAAAAATACTCAATTAAACTACGATTTAGAAAAATCGAATAAAGAGAAAATATTAAATGAAACATTTTATATACATTCATCAAGTGGAAGACCTATTAGTGATTGTATTCCATCATTAGGATATATGCCAAGTCATATTTCAAGAGATGCCTTGGCAAATAATGCAATTGATATTGAGTCGCAATTGCGGGGAATAGGTTCAACCAACTTAGAAACACCATCTTCTATTGTTATTCCAAGTATAAGGACAATTGAGTTTAAAGATTTTTTTGAACGGCCTCAAACAGTTATTATGCCATATCCATTAGTATATGAAAACTATCAACGACCCAACTTACACTAATGTTAGTACTTACATCTATACTTTAGTTAACATATAATATATTAATAATTTCAAAAATTAATATATTATATAATTTTTTTGCAAAATAATATATTTGCAAAAATTTCAAGCATGATAAGGATTAACATAAAAATATTCCAAATTTTGTTTTCGTTTATCGTAATAAAATGTATATTCACTAATTGTGTGCATAATTACAAAAATAAATTTTCAAGATTTTTTTGGAAAATGGACATTTTTGAATGTCCAAATTTATAATATTTACCCTTTTATAGTCTATAAAAATGTGATTTATTCGTTTTAAACCATATAGGTCTAAATATTTTTAACTCATAAAATTTTTGTTAGCATAAATTTTTTTAAATTTTATAAAAAATAATTTAGGAACTTTTTTTGTAAGTATAAAATACTTACAAAATGTTTACAAAAAAGTTCCAAAAAAGTTCCAAAAATTATTGTTGCACCATTTGTGACTATAATACATCACGTAGTAGTCAATATGATCGACATTTATTGACACGTAAACATACAATACTTACACAATCTAATGATTTTGATAAAAAAAGTTCCAAAATAATTTTTACTTGTGAATGCGGTAAAAATTATAAATATAGGCAAAGTTTATATACACATAAAAAGAACTGCACTTTTTCAACACAAGCTAATTCGAAAGATATAAGTACAAATGTATTAAATTTGACAAATGAACTAATATTTGAAGTAGTAAAAAAACAGCAAGATCAAATTATTGAATTAACAAATACAATTAAAGAACTAATACCTAAATTGGGTAATACAACAATAACAACAAATAATCATAAGTTTAACATTCAAGTGTTTTTAAATGAAAAATGCAAAGATGCTATAAATATGAGGGATTTTATTCGGTCTATTGAAGTGAGTTTTCTTCAATTAGATTATACAAAACAAAATGGCTTAGTAAATGGACTAAGTAATGTAATAATAGAAAATATGAATAAGCTAGGTTTATATCAAAGACCAATTCATTGCACTGATATAAAACGAGAAATCTTATATATAAAAGAAAATGATGAGTGGGAAAAAGACGTAAATAAAGATATAATAAAAAACGCAATTAAAGAAGTATCAACAAAACAGTTTTCGGCTTTGTGTAATTGGACTAAAGAAAATCCTGATTTTCAAAATAATGAGTCAAAACAAAGTTATTATACACATACATTAGTAGCAATTGCTAACAATAAAGAACATAATGAAGAAAAAATAATCAAAAAATTATGTTCTAATAGCTATGTCAAAGACTAATAGATTCTAAACTTTTTATTATTTAAAACACTAAGTTAGATATATTGAATGTCTTGCCAATTTATGGTTTTTACTGTAATATGGTTATTGACAAATTTACTTTTATTATTTTCTATTAACTTATTAACATAATCCATATTAACCAAATCTGGGTGAACATACCAATCTTCATATGGATTTACCCCTCTATTATTTATATCTTCAAAAACACATATATAGCCTCTTTTTTTAAAAATTTTTCGTGATTCTAATCTTGTATTAGCAAAATTAGTGTGATATATATCGTGCTCAAATGTAACAGTAGCAAATTTATATGTGTCAAAAATTTCGTTGTCTAATTTTTGTAATGTTTGAATTGTAGATCCATTAATTGCTTCTAAATCTATTTGTAAATAATCAAGTGAGGTAGGAAAATTATTTTGTTCAAATAATTTTTTATAGTCTACTGCCCTAGCATCATTTATTACATGGATACTGTTAGGACGAAACTGCTTATATAATGGTAAGAAGTTATTATCGTATTCAATCATTATTCCTTTCCAGTCATATCCTATCTCTAATAAATATGAATTATTTATATTAATCGGATGATTTGAACCAATTTCTAAAAAATATCCATTTTTCTTATTATTGAGAACATTTAATACAAATTTATCTTGTTCTGCTTGTCCGTTAAACATATGTATATATATATATATATATATTTTTTATATAGTTATAAAAATATATATATATTTTTATATCTATGTTAAGGATTAAATTCATGGTTTTTTTGTTTTCCTTGGTTTTCTAATCTTATGTTTCCTTTTTCGCGTTTTTTTGCCCCGACCATATGGTGTAGGTCTTGGTGGATATCTTGAATCTCTTGGATATTTAAGATCTCTTGGATATTTAAGATCTCTTGGATCTCTAAGATCTCTTGGGTATCTAGAATCTCTATAATCTCCACTATCTCTATAAACTCTTGAAAGATTAGCGTTTATTCCAGTATTAATAGCACTATTTAATTTTCTATCTATATAAATAGTTCTTCCATTACTCATGGTTATTTTTTGGGGGGGACTATCTATGGTGGTTGGGGCTACGCTTATTCCTTCAACATTAAAACTGCGAAAGTAATCACTACTAATAAATGCTATATTTATTGCTCTTGAACTAGATGACCTTAACTTTGATATATAGTCTAAATAATTTGTTATTAATATTATCATTAGTATATCGTCAAATTCTGACTTATCACTAACATTAATTTCTTTACAAAGAATAATTAATTGCCATCCATTTTGTTTAGATGCATGTTTTAATTCACGAATAAAGTCTCTATTTTTTTTAAAATTATCTTGGCAAGCTATTACTAGTGTTTTGTATTTAATAATAGATTCTGTTCTAGGTAATAAATTACGGTCATACATTAAATTACTGCATATACTAGTTATTAGTTGTTTTCTTTCATTAACATCAGTCAACTTTAAATCATGAAATGCATTCATTCCATCTAATATTACAAAATTTTCATCTCCAATTCTTCGTATTATACTATATATACTATTTTTTGTTTCCTTAAACTGATTTACCAGATTTTCATATGTTCTAGTATTATATGATTTTGATTTTTTTATTTCGGGTTTATAGTTTATATCTTTATTTTTTGCTAAATCCCCTATTAAATCATTAATATTGGTCTGTCTAAAACCATCGAATGATTTGTCATCTAAAAATTCAGATATCAATTCTAATTCGGTTTTACTAGGAAGATAACTTGCTTGTAATGACATTTTATTTATTAATATAATTTGTATATATTAATAATTAATCAATACTTATTAAATATCTAATATTATCAAAATATTTTTTTTCTAATATGCTATCTTTTTTTTGTGTTTTACTTTTAATATAGTCGCATAAACATTTATGAAAAACATCAAAATAGTCGTAGCTAAATAATAGTTGAAATAATGCAATATTATTTTCAATAAAGAATGCTAACGAAGTATTTTTGTATTTTTCTTTTAATAATACTAATAGTTCAATAATTTCATTATAATCTTTTAAAAAAAAATAAACTGCTTCAATATTTTTTGCTATTATAAAATCATCAAATTTTTTCATATTTAAAGCTTGTAATAATTGCGTTTGATAACATATATGAGAAGCACCATCTTCATCATCTTCAAATAATTTATAAGTACATTTAAAGCTTGAATCATAATTCATATTTTTTAAATCATCAAAAAAATTAATATTACTACTATTTATCATACTAACTAATAGCAATAGTTATACTTAGTTAATTAATATTTATTTAATTAAGTATTTATATATATTAAAATATTAAAATAAGTTTAGGAAAATACAAATAATCATATATAATATAATAGTTTATAAGAAAATGGACCCTCGAACAATTAATTAAAGCAACGCAAAATAAGTAAAAAGTCTAAAAATAAATATACTAGAAGACGTCGCTAATTTATTACTTTTCTGTAAATTAGTATTACTTTTATATAATTAATACTAATTGTTCTTTTTATTCAATTCTTATTATCTTGGTTGCGAGCAAATTCGCGTGCGCTCATACCTCCTCGTTGCCACCCTTTAAGAGCATCATCTTCTATTTTATATGAACTATTAGTGAGTGATTCTTTTATGTTGTCAAGAAATGGATAATTGTCATTATTATTAAAGCACTGTTCCATAGTATTATTAATAGTTTTTTTATTAAGGTCGCTTTGTCCTGTTTTTAATTGGAATTCGGTCTCAATATCGCCTAAACCTTTACCTAAATATGGGACAGTTAAATATGGTCTTGGAGTTAAAGTTAATTTGCAAGCAGGGCGAGTAATATGTGTAAATTTTAATTCGTTATTAGCTTCAATAGCACATCCTTTAATTCCTCCTTCATGAGATCCATTATAAAATACGTTTGGTTGGTTTAAAGCAAAGTCTTGCGCCTTTGTCATAGGACATGCAGGATAATAATTTTCTAAATTATAGTTTGCATTATTAATATTTTGAATATTTCGCTGGTCGATTGCCGGATTATCATTTCCAATTCTGGACATAGCATCAAAAGTATATGGATAAGCAGTTGTTGTAGTCATTATATATTAATTTAATATATTAAAATAATATAATATTTTTATTATATTATTAATTTTTTATATTTTTTATATTTTTTATATTTTTTATATTTTTTATATTTTTTATATTTTTAATATTTTTTATTTTATATTTTTTATTTTTTATTTTTATTTTTATTTTTTATTTTTATATTATATTTTAAATAGTTTTATTAAAGTTAGAGTTTATAACATAACATGCCGTGGAATATTTCTTGAACACATTTCAACGTCGCCATCTCTACAAGATGCCATATTTCCATAACAAAACTTGGCAAATTCTTTTTGATTGTTTGGAATTTTGGTATTTGCGGTTGTATAAAATTGTCGCATAGATTGTTCAAAATCAAAGTTGTTACTGTCAAATTGATCTGTTCCACTATTAAATAATTTTTCCTTAATATTTGCCTTATTGTCAAAATTACTTAAAATAAATTTTTTAGTTTCTTCATTAATTACATCAACAACTGGCTTTTTATATGACGGGGCTGCGTCGAGTCTATTTGGGTTATCTTGAATTTCAGGTAACAAAACATTCATATTAGGATTTACTTGTGTTGGATTTGTAAAATTATGTTTTACTTGATCGTATGCAGAACTATTGGTAAATGTTTCTTTTTCTGAATTAGCAGCACTTCTTTTTTTCATTATATTGTATAAAAAAATCAAAATTACAACCGAAATTATACCACTAATAAGGATATTATTATTATTTAGAAATACAAATCCTATGAATGTTAAAATCATAATTAATCTCGTAATTGCGTTTATTTTTTGTTCCCTAGTCATAATTTCTTGTGGATATAATTCAGTTATTGAATTAATACTAAATAATATTTTTGGATTTTCATACCAAATTGTATTGTCCTCGTTTTTGTTGTCTAAATTGGTTGTTTTTTTTGCATCTTCTAATTGACCTTCGTTTTCTGATAAATTTGGTTCTATAGTATTATAAGTCATATATTATATTAGTGTTATAATTATTTTAGCAGATTAATTTATTTTACTTTTTTCTATTTACTTTTTTCTATTTACTTTTTTCTATTTACTTTTTTCTATTTACTTTTTTCTATTTACTTTTTTCTTATTATTCTCTCTTCGTTTGGAGCTATCTTGATTAACTCTGGGAGTTCCTTGTTGTGCTTGATTTTTTAATATAGAATCAATAAAGCTTGTATTATTATTCATTTCTGCCATTAAAGAAGAGAGATTTGCTGTTAAATCATCTAATTTAACATCTAATTTAACATTATCTGAAGTTGTGCTTGTTTTATTTGTTTGTTTAGTATTTTGGCCGGTATTAGATCCGGCTACAGTTTCGGCTTTTTTCTTCATTCGCTCTCTCATTTTAGACATCTTAATATTTTGTTCCATCATATTTTGAAAAGCATTTGGATTAATTTTTCCACCTTTTGGAATTAGTTTTTCCATATTCATCGATTTAAAAAGGTCATTAAAATTATCCATGCCCGGTATATTTTTCATATTTTTAAAAATACTAGCAGCTTCTTCTAAAAGCTCACTTTCTTTTAATGAACCATCTTTCATTTTGTTTGATATTTTATTATTAATGTTATTAATAAGACCCATTAATTTAGAAGGATTTTTCATAAATCCTTTTAGCACGTCATTAACATCATTAATATTACCAATTTTCTCCATATCTATATCTTTTGTTGTTTCTTCGGCTATTTCTTTTGCTAAAGATCCTATTTTGCCATTTATTAATTTATTTATGTGAGAAAATAGCTCATCTTTATCTGGAATAGCATAATCATTATTTGCATTTGTATTATCTTTGTTTTCAAAATTAGAGGATAAATCATTCATCATTTCATTAAAAAATCCATCCATGTTATTAATTGAAATATCAAATAGTTTGCTCATATCTGGAAACATATTATAGTTTTTATGGTGCTGTTTTTTATTTTTGTCTTCATCTTCTTCATCGTCTTCTTCGTCGTCTTCTTCGTCGTCTTCATCTTCATCTTTATTTGCATCTTTATTGTTTTTAGTTGATTTAGTATTTTTAAACGAAAATATTTTAGATAACTCTTCAATTGTGGTTTCCAATTTGGATGAAAATTTATTGCTATCAATTATTTTAAGCAATTCTAATGAATTACCAAAAAAAGATACATCATCAATCGAAGTAATAATATTAAACAAAATAACTTGTAAATATTTCCATAATGTTTGCTTTGTTTTAGTTGTTGTATCAGCATAATATAAATCAGCAAAATCAATATCAGGCAAAAATACAGTATTAATAACAAGATCTTCATCTTCTAACCCAGAACTTGTTTTGTTATTATTTTTATTTAAAAATATGTCCTCATTTTGGTATAATATATCAATACTTCTTAATGCAAATGTTCCTTTACAATAGTTATATATAATATCAAGTGACTCAAAGAAATCTGTACTAATACTATTTAAATCAATAGTGCTAACATATTCATCAATATTAATATCATCACTATAGTTAGGTAAGCTATAATTAATAATAGTTTGATAATCATTATTATTTGCTATTTTAGCACTTATTTTATCACCAAAACTAGTATTTAAATCAACTATTAAATCCTTTATAATTTTATAAAAATTAAGTAATACTATTGCATGATTATTATTAATACTTGTCATTATTACTAAATGTACTATTATAACTTTAAATAAAAAATTAGTTATTTATTATAAACTTTAAATAATTAATAATTTATACTTTATACTTTATACTTTAAAACAAAGAACAAAATTATTATATGCTATAATAATTAAGAATACTAGCAAAACTTAACCATAAGAAGAGAGGTACTAATAAAATAGAGGATTTTCTAACATACTTATATAATATTAAAAATAATGTAAACAATAATGTGCTAATAATTTGTATAAATGCATAAAATTTACTATAATTCCATACTATAGACCAAGTTGAGAGAATAAGTGTCAAAAATGCATAATAAAATACTAAATTTGGTCTTAAATACCATGAATATCCAATTAATAATAACAAAATTGGCCAAACGATCATAAAAACATAGGGGGGAGGTCTAAACCATACTTCCTTTCCACTATCTTTAGATATTGGATAAAAATATGCAACGCTATTTACGGAAACTAACGGAATAAATAAATAAATATACTTATCCATTTTGTAATACTTGATTATTATAATTATTAAACACTAAAGTTATAAACACTAAAGTTATAAACACTAAAGTTATTTAATAGTATTTCGTTGTTGTTCTAAAGTTTTAATATTTACTTCTCCTACTTTATCAGGAACATAATCGTCTGGAGGAGTTTCTATTTTATCACTTTGGTCAATTGTAGCATAGCTATATAATTGCCTTAAACCACCGTTACCTTTTGCTAATAGTTCATCACTATTTTGGTCTAAAAAACTATAATTGTCAGAAACCACACCACATGACATCCCATCAAATTTAAATGCGCTTGGTTCTCCATTATAATTTGTGGCTTTTTGATTAATCTCTCGTTCAATTGGTTTTAAATGATCAGTAATATCATTTCCATATAATACTTTATAATTTGCATTTATTAACATTAGTGCAGGAACAGCAGTAACAGTATGTGGTAATAATATTTCTTGGTTATTTTCTAAAATAACATAAGTAGCATTATTTTTTTTAATACGCTTATCAATACATACATAATGAATAGTATTTTTAATACCCGATTTTGATAAAAGTGTTAATAACTTTTTGCAATTATCACAATAATTACTATAATATAATATTGAACTCATAATATTTGTATTACTTTTAGCAATATTTTTTAATATTATTTTTAACTAAATACTTTAATAACAATTAAAATAACAATTAAATAAATTAAATAAAAATTGAAAAATATAAAGTCAAATTATAATAATACTATATAAAATGTCATCTAAAGTAATTATTTCGGCTGTTGATGAAAAGAATGGCGCATTAACATTTACACTTAGTAATGTAAATGTTAGTTACGCTAATGGGTTACGTAGAATTATTTTATCAGAAATTCCAACACTAGTAATAGAAAGTTATCCATATGATAAAAATAATGTAGTGATTCATACTAATAAATCACGGCTAAATAATGAACTACTTAAACAGCGTTTAAGTAGTATTCCAATTCATATTGATGCGTTAGAAGACTTTCCATATGAAGAGTATATTTTGGAAATAAATAAAGCAAATAGCACAAATACTATTATTTATGTTACGAGTGAAGATTTTAAAATCAAAAATATTAAAACAAATAAATATTTGACACAGGCTGAAGTGGGAAAAATATTTCCACCAGATCCAATTAGTGGTGATTTTATTGAATTATTACGACTTAGACCACAAATTGCGTCAAATATGGATAAAGAACAGCTCCATTTAGAGGCAAAATTTAGTATTAGTAATGCTAAAAATGATGGCATGTTTAATGTAGTGAGCACGTGTAGTTATGGTAATTCATTAGATAGTGTTAAGATTAAAGATGCATGGGATGCTAAATATTTAGAATTAGAAAAAAAACATAGCAAAGAAGAAATAGAAAGTATTAAAAAAGATTGGCTAATTTTAGATTCAAAACGAATTTTTATCCAAGATAGCTTTGATTTTATTGTAGAAACATTAGGAGTATATAATAATTTTAAAATAGTCGAAATAGCTGCATCATTATTAATAAAAAAATTGTATAGCTCATTAGAGAAAATTAAAATAAATATGGATTTTATTAGTCTTTCTGAAGACACGATGGAAAATTGTTATACTATTACACTTGAAAATGAAGATTATACTATTGGAAAAATTCTTGAATATAATTTTTATAATAAATACTTTTTACAATCGAAGACTTTGAACTATGTAAGTTTCTTGAAAAAACATCCCCACGACACTTTTAGTATTATTAAATGTTCCTATAAAACACAAATTACAAAAGAAGATATATTATTAAATCTTGAAGAATGTGTAAATGCAGCAATCTTAGTAATTAACTCTATTAAAGAATATTTTGCTTCAAAATAGAGAATAGCAATAGCTTATATAATATTTTGTATAGTTAAAAAAAATTGATACTTTTTTATATTAAATTTAATGAGATTAAAAGCAATAAAACAAAAGTCAAGAAACAAGAAATGATGAATTGCTATGTTGGATTGGCAAAGCGTCTTGCCAAGTCTTGCTTTCAAGAAGTAAAACCATCACAAGTTATTCCAATTCCACAACTACAGCCTCTTGATGCTAGAAATATTATTAAACACCGTTCATATCAAGTGGCGTGTGAAGAGGCGAGTAAATACCCATGCGAACGTTGGAAAGAGGTCTACGGGGTGCATATGAACGTCTCTTTTAAACCCAAACCTCTTTCGGCTGAAGAGGCATGGGAAGCAGCATTAATATGGGCAGAAGTAAAGGCACAAGAACGGGAATCTGCAACAGCTAAGGCAGCATCACAGACAGACACGGACGAATCTTATGATTCAGATGACTCTGAAGTTGGAGTTTACATAAATCCAACGGACAAGCGACCGAAGTCAGCCCTCTTTGCTGGTTCCAACACAGAGACAGACGATGACGAAGACGAGTATGAAGATGACAACGATATTGAGGAGTTTGCGAGGACTGTGTGGGATCAAATTGCATCTATGATTGCAATATGGGGTGCTAAAGAGCGGGCAGCAACAATCATACAGGCAGCAGCAAGGGGGCGAGCGGTGCGTCTAGCTGCTTGGGATGCCTCGTTTGCTGCTTTAGATGCAGCATTGTTAATGCGACTGCGACAAGAAAGAAGACGTGCTGCAAAGGAGGCAAGACGGGCATGGAATGTAGCCAACGACCCAAGCACATGGTACCGTGTGTAAAATCACTATTAATCAGTTATATGATTAAACATAAGTGCGATACTTGACTATAAGCAGGCAAATCCTTGTTATCGTCTTCATTTGTATATATGTCTATTTTTGCATCATTATTTTTTAGAAATTGGTTATTATTAATGTTAATTGGATCATTATTAATTTTTTTCTTTAAAAAGCTATAAAAGTTTCCCATATAATATAAAATATTATATTATTTTTAAATATTATAATAATATTATAAAATGATTTAATAATATAATATAATATAATATACTATATTATGGTGTTAATGTATACGATTGCTGTAACAAAAGATAAAACAACTATTTATATGAAAGTTCCGTATGATTGTTTATCATATAAGCAAAAAATGCATAGAGGAATTAGCAAACTTAATTTAAAAAAAACACTTACTAGTGTAAGTAATGCTTTAAAAAAAGATGAAGATGAAGATAAAGTTGAATTAATACAAGAATAAAAATATTTTAGCAATTAGTTTTTTATATTTTTTATATTTATATATATAAATATAAATGGCTTTGTATGGAGGAGCTATTAAATTAAAAAACCCGGAAGATACTAAAAATACACTAATTACAATTTTACAACACGCTAACACGAGAGTTCAACTCATTAGCTTTCATGATGAAGTGCTTTCATATATATTTAAAGTAACTTTTGATAGCAAGGAGTTTAGTGATTATTTTAGCTCAATTCATGGATTTAATATTCCAACTGTATTAATTATAAAACTGGTTACACATGACTATTATAAAGTCCGCGCTATAGATCCAGATAAACGCATGTATAAATCTAAAAGCGGAGTTATTTTACAAGTGAAGACGAACGAATTTGATGACGAGGTTAGAATTCATAAATCTTTAGGATCACAAGATGAGTTATTTACATTTTGTCCTACTTTTATTCACAGCGAACTAATAAGGGTCGGAAAAAAACAATCTAGAAAATTAGGTTCTGAAAGTGCTAGTACTTCAACACTCGGAAAAGCATTTTATCTACTACTTGATAGGCATTTTTATATTGGAAGAGACGAACGCTTAACACCAAAATATAACGGACGCACCCTGCTTCATATTGTTGAATATGAAACTGTGAGATGGATTCAACGAAATATTTCAGAAAAAATAACGTTGGATGATGCTTTATGTCAGAGAATAATTGTTATGGAATATGTTGATTGTCACAGCTTAGATAAGATAATTAGAAACCCAACATTATTACAATATAAGCCAACTCATATACACAATATTGCTTTAAACCTAACAATTGTAAATAAAACTCTAGAAGCTAATCATTCATTTGGAACACTTTTGCAACATTATTTTTCAGCATTGCTTGCGTCACGACGTTATATTCATGGGGATTTACATACTGCTAATATATTGGTTTGTCAAGATGAAGAAGGTATGACAAGTGCAACGGTTATAGATTTTGGTAGATCTTTTAGTTTGATTGATCATCGTGTTGATATAGAAGATATTACATATATGGGTAAAAGTATGACAGCAGAAACTATGAGAGACGGAACAAAATTAACTGATGCAACAAAATTAACTGATGGAACAATATTAGCTGCAGGAACAATATTAACTATGGCGGTCGATTCACGTATTGTAGATATATACTTTGCGGCTTTTAGAAGAATAAAAAAAATAGGATTATATGAGTATATTAGCGAGTTGTTGAAAACTAAAGAAAAACCCTTTACAGAAATATCATTAGTAACTTCTATGTGTTATAAAAAGGGGACTCGTTATCATTCTCAATTTCATTATTATATATTTAGAGAAACACTAAGTTATGATAATTTTTATAACGTATTTAATCTTGGTGTAGATAGCCATGTAAATTACATTATTGATAGAATACTTTCTAAGACATATAAAATTAAAAGTAGGCAACTCCAGATACCAGATAAGCTTGTAGGATCGGCACAACCTGTTGCATCCGCACCACATGTTGCATCAGCACCATCTGTTGCGTCGGCACAACCTGATGCATCCGCACCACCTGTTGCGTCTGCACAACCTGTTGCATCCGCACCACCTGATGCATCTGCACAACCTGTTGCATCCGCACCACCTGATGCATCTGCACAACCTGTTGCATCTGCACAACCTGTTGCATCTCTATACCCAGAAATTACAATAAGTAAGTTAGAAAAGCCCAGTATAATGCAAAGTTTAAGAAATGTTTTTGGAAAAAAATCAAAACCTAAAGAATCAAAACTTAGGGTTAGACTGGGTGGAAAAGGTAGAATATTTCAAAATCAGAAGAAAACTCGAAATAAGAAAACTCGAAATAAGAAAACTCGAAATAAGAAAACTCGAAATAAGAAAACTCGAAATAAGAAAACTAAGAAATGAAAATAAAAGTAAAAATGTTAAAAATTTATAATTATTATTTTAAAATGATTGAATATATTCTCATTATAGTTATTATAGTTATTTAAATGAATTATATTATTTTATAATATAATGAGTGGTTTAAATAACAAACATCTAAGTCTATATAATTTTATTATATACAATTATATACACATATAATAAAATATGTCCTTAAAAGGAGGAACTATTACTATTAAGGGTAGTAAATCAGAAATAGAAAATATAATATTAACTATAATAGCAGATAAAACCACATCTATTGAATTATTAAGTGAGAACCGCGATGATCCTGTCTTTATATATAAGCTAAGATTTAATAGTTTAAAATATTCTAACTATTTTAAATATGCACATAGAACTAGTCGTCCAAGCGTATTAATAATAAAAATATTAACGCATCAACCATACTATGATTATAAGTCACATAAATTTTTAATACATAAAGCAGAGTATGATTTAGAAGTCGGCATACATAAACATCTTACTTTATCAAAAGCAAACTATTATGCTATATGTCCAAGTTTCCTTTATTCAACGCAAGAAAGTTTAAGTCATTATCGCGTTAAACGACGAACTCTTGGTGCTGTTCTTCGTAATAAACTAGAAGCTACAATACAAGAAATTTCAGTATATGTTGACGGAGAACGGTATAAACAACAACACAACCTATATGCTCGGTTATCAAGTGAAACCATGAGACAAATAAAGAAAGTAAACCCAAAACTACAAGATATAAAATTTAATTTTGAAGATACAATTCAAACAATTATTGTTATGGAATATGCTGATTGTAAAACTCTAGATAGCATTTTAAATAAAACAGATAATTATGATGAATCATATATATCTAATTTACATGGAATGAAATTAGATTTTGTTGGAACGTTATCAGAAAGAAAAATTGGATTTATTTGTTTTATATCTTTATACATGTTAACATTATTAGTTAAAGCAGGAGTAATTCATGCGGATTTACATATAGGTAATATGTTAGTTTGTAAAGATAATGAAGGTCTTACAGATGTTGTTGTAATTGATTTTGGTAGATCATGTTATTTAAATAATACTTATTTTCATAAAAATAGAGTTATTGAAAATGTAGATATTGAAAATGTAGATATTGAAAGAATTATACATCCAAAAATTCTAGCCATATATAGGAGTCTTGCTAAAAGGGTTAATTTAAATTCTAAAAGAAAAAGTTGGGTTAAATTAGGCATGCAAGAGAGTTTTAATAAATTAATAGCTAAAGAAGATTACTTAACATTATCAATTGAAAGCACTATGCTTTATTCTGAAACAGAACATAAAAAGAAACAAGATTATTCGATGTTTGACTATTATACAGAAAGTATAATTAAACGTAATGGTCAGCTATATTATGAATATGTTTACAAATATCCAACACTTTCATATGATTTTAATATGCTAATAAAAAAAGCATTAGAGGCAAGAAAAGAATTGTATGACACAAGATTAAAAAGTATTGTAACAAAAACAAATGTATATAACCATACAATTAGTGCCTTTTCTAAAAAATATCTTAATATTTATAAGAGGAAAGATTTAAAACATAAGCGAATTAGATATACACCACAAAGTTCAAGATATATTACTAGTTTCAATATAGGAGATAAATATAGAATATTTAAACATCTGAAAAAAACTAAGAAGAGAAAACAAAACTAATATATTAGAAGATTTAGGAAAATATTTTATATATATATATATAATAAGATGTCTTATTCAGGTATTGATAGCTCAGATCCAATTTTGCAAAGGCAACGTGCGTTTATGGCTGAAAGAGGTATTGATGACCCTGATAGGTTCAATCCAAATCCAACTTTGCGAGAGATACGTGCGTTTTTGGCTGAAAAAAGGGCCGCTGAAGAACGGGCAGCTGAAGAACGGGCCGCTGAAAAAGCTCGTATATCACGTTTTTATGGTATTCGTGATATTGATAGCTTAGATTCAATTTTGCAAGGGCAGCTTGCGATGATGGCTGAAAGAAGGGCCGCTGAAAGAAGGGCAGCTGAAGAACTGGCAGCTGAAGAACGGGCAGCTGAAGAACGGGCAGCTGAAGAACGGGCCGCTGAAAAAAGGGCCGCTGAAGAACGGGCAGCTGAAAAAAGGGCCGCTGAAGAACGGGCCGCTGAAAAACGGGCTGATGCCCAACGTCATAAGCAGGTGGCTATTACTGGGACATCAACTAACTCTACTAGACGTAGAAGTCCAAAAAGGAGAAGGCTTAATATAGAATCACCTGAAATATCTGATATAGATGATATAGGTGTTGAACCCGAAAGCCACGTTCCTCCTATAGTTAGTTCTGTAAGCCGCGCTCCTTCTATATTTAACTCTGCAAGCCACGTTCCTCCTATAGTTAGTTCTGTAAGCCGCGCTCCTTCTGTAAGACGCGCTCCTTCTATATTTAACTCTAGTGGTAATACACCTACAACTATTATTAGAATTGGTGGCAAACGTAGAACATTTAAACATTATAAAAAGCATTATAAAAAGACTAAAAATAAGAAAAGAAGAAAGAGAAAAACAAAAGCAAAAGCAAGATATTAAAATTCCCACATTTTAATTAATATAATATAATATAATATAATATAATATATTATACTAATATATATTAAACTATGTCTTTAAGAGGTGGTGCTATTAAGATAAATGGAACTACTAATAAAGAAATAGAAGGTATATTTCAAGAGATAATGGAAGATGAAAATACAACAATTGAATTGTTAAGAGAAGGCAAGAATGACCCACATTATGTATATAAGATAGGTTTTGATAATAAAAAATTTTCAAAATATTTTGTATCAACACAAAATATTGTTAATGGAAGAGTATTAACTACAAGAGTATTAATAATAAAAATTTTAACACATTATGAAAAGTTTGATGTAAACTCTGGAAAGTTAACTAATAATCCTAACGAACATCATTTCGAAGTGACGGTACATAAATATCTTAGTTTATCAAGAGCTACTCATGCTCCAATATGTCCGAGTTTTCTCTATTCAAAACGAACAAAGTTAGGAAAATCAGGTCAATCTGGTAGTCTTGAAGAAGCTATTTGTAATAAACTAGAAGCTACAACACAAGAATTTAACCTATATGCTCAGTTGAAAGCTAAAACCGTGGAACAACTACTTTCTAAAAACCCTGGACTGGGTCAGGCTACGTTTGTTTTTGATTTTGAAGATGCAACACAGACTATTATTTTTATGGAATATGCTGACTGCGAAAGCCTTTCTGCTATTACTACAGATAAATTACATACTATGTCTAATTTACAGGAAAACATATTACCTTTTGCAAATAGTGATTTAGAACCAATAGAAACAAGAACAGAAGGTTTTATTTGTTTTGTCCTTTTATATGTGTCAATATTGTTACTTAAAGAAGGAATAATTCATGGAGATTTACACCCAGGAAATGTGTTAATTTGTATAGATAGAGATGGTTTTGGTATTATGGACACAGTTGTAATTGATTTTGGAAGATCTGCTTTTACAAGTAATCTTTATATCTCAAGTAATCTATATCTTAATGGTTTAAAGAGCGAAGAATATAAAGCCATGTTATTACCAAATACTCTAACTATATTTGACGAGATTATTGGACAAACTGTGTTCCCACCAGACAAATATCATGCTAAGCAAGACATGTCACAATATTTTAATCACTTATTAGCCAAAGAAGACTATGTAAAAGCTGCAATTGCAAGTACTATGTTTTATTCTCCGGGAGAATATAGAAATAATTATAATTACTCGCTATTTGACTTATATGTGAGTGAACTAATTAAAGAAAAACAAGAAGTATTAAAAGAAAAACAAACTTATGCACCTATTTTTCAATATGAAAGACTTCCATATGATTTTAATGAACTAATTAAAAATACATTAGATACTAGTAGTTTATTTTATAAAAATAAGAGAGCCAAAATGAGTCTGCGAAATGGGTTAGAGTTGAGGAAACGTAGTTTAGAGTTGCTGAAAAAATTACCACCCCACTTATTTAATACTTTAGGAGGACCACGTGTAAATCCTAAGATTGTATTAAGATGGATAAAAAATAATATGCCAGAAGTTGCTTCAAATAAAAATATGCGGGAAGCATTAATAGATGAATGGAAGGCACAAGTAAAGGCAAAACCCCCAAAAGAATCATCATTAATAGATGAATGGCAGGCACAAGTAAAGGCAAAACCCCCAAAAGAATCATCATTAACTAGAGCTAGAGCCGCTCTTGCTTCGTTTGGAAGCATGTTATCAAAAAACCCTAAAGCATATAAGACAGTAAGCGATAGAGATTTATCAACAGGCGGCAAAGGTACAAGGCGAAGCTATCATAATTATAAAAAAACTCAAAAAAGCAGAGTATATAAAATATATAGCAAAAAAAGAAAGACAAAAAGAAAGAATAGAAAACAAAAGTAAGATATTAAAATTAAAAGCTTTAGACAAATATTTTATATTATATATATATAATATAAAATATGTCAGAATTGTCGCAAGTATCGCCAGTATCGGGAAGAGTAGGAGCAAGTAGTTCAAGAAGGCCGCTAAGGCGCCTTACGGATAGCGTGCCTAGATTTCGCAACCCGGAATTGTGGAAGACGATTAGGGCGGAGGAGGCGGCGAGAGATGCTGCAAACTTAGAGAGTGAGAGTTCAAAAAGATTCACGGAATTAATTAAAACACAACGAGCGTTAGAACAAATCACAGACCCAGACATAGAATTTCCTCCCCCACCAACAAATACACTACTACAATTACCCCAACCAGTAAGATTACCTCCTCCATATACTCTGGCAAGAGTAGCTGTACCATTTAGTAACAGATTATCTACTCCAGCTGTTTCAAATAGACAAAGAAGTGTAAGATTACCTCCTCAAGTTGTTTCAGATAGACTAAGAAGTGTAAGATTATTGGGATCATTAGGATCATTAGATGAATTATCAGCAGGTGGCAAGGGTTCAAGACGGCGTTACAATAATTATAAAAAAACCCGAAAAGGGAGAGTAAATAACAGAAGAAGAAAAAGCAAAAGAGGAAAAACACTAAGAAGACATTAATTTTATAATATTTAAGAAAAATATATAGTATATTTAATTAATAAATGCCTTTGAAACGCGTAGTAGATGATGACTTTTACAAAGAATTACCTGTTCAAAGTATTAGTCCTTCTTATGCTAAAAATAAAATTTAGAGCTTTAGACAAATATGTTATATTTTATTATATATATAATAAAATATAACTATGTCGCGGATGAAAGATGAGGAAACGAAAGCGAGAGATAATAAAGTGGACAATTTTCGGAATAATGGGGGGAATTTTCCCGATGACGCGGCAGCGCTGGAAAAAGCGGCAGAGACGGTGCTGGCAGCAACAAGACATGCATTACAGCAGGCAGACACAGCGATTGGTGCAGATGCGAAGGATGCAAAACTGCTAGCTGATGCTACGTCCGATGCGTTGAAAGCGGTTGGGAATGCACAGGAGGCAAACGACGAGAATAACATAGCAAGGGAGCGGTATCTAAAAATTATATCTCCTGATGCGGTGAGGACTGTGGCGCCGCGGGCGGCGGCGAGGTTGGCAGCGGAGATGGAGGCGGCGATACAGGCGGCGATGGAGGCGGATAGGGCGAAAAGTATAGCCGCTGAAGCTCTGGAGAATGCGTCTGAGTTAGCTGAAGCGTATGAGTTAGCTAAAGCGTCTGATTTGGTGGATAGTAACCAAGATGAAGAAAAAACCTTTTTACAAAGCCTATTAGAAAGAGCAATAAGTCTAATTCAAGGAATACCAAGTGCAACAGAGAGGTCTTCCACTTTAATAGCACCAGCTTCAAGTCCAAAAGCTGCGTTTTGGGATCCAAATTTAGTGATGGCGAAGGTGGATGAGGCGTGGACAGTAGCAAAAGCGTTGGTGGCAAAGGCAAATGGAAAAGAAAAAAATGCAAAAGATGCACAATCGGTGCTTGATGCTGTTGCAGAGATGAGGCGTAGAGTAACGACCGCAATTGATAAGGGAGACTATTCTCCCAGAGGGAAAATATTAGCTGGGTTAGAGGCAGATAAGGAAAGAAACTTAGCTAGAAGAGATATGTTACCTGCAATACTCAAACCGACCGCTATTAGGGAAAAGACGTATAACGAGGCTAATGCTGCGCTGAATAAAGCATCTATTATTGTCAATAGTAACAGTGTTGGAGAAAAAACCCAATTACAAGATATATTAGACTATCTTAAAAGTGCGTTTGAAAATTTAGTAAGACCCGGAGAGACATCTTCAACTCCAATAGAACAATCTATAAGACCTAGAGAAGAATCTTCAACATCCGTTATAGCGTCCGCAAGACCCACACCCACATATTCAAGGCGCAGGGCAGCGCCTTTAACTTTCGGAGAACAAGGAAATTCCAACTTACCTAGTGCAGCAAGATTACCTCCTCCTCCTATAACAGAATCGGGACTATTAGGCTCTCTTACAGATGATGATTATACAAGCGGTGGTAAAGGTTCAAGGCGGCGTCACAATAATTATAAAAAAACCCGAAAAAGGAGAGTAAATAAAATATATAGTAAAAGAAGAAAAACAAATAATAGAAGAAAAACACTAAGAAGATAAAAATAGCAAAAACGAATGTAATATTTTATACTTGACTATATGAAGGAATATCTTTTTCATCACATTTATATATTTCGGCATCGTTACTATTTGTTGTATGTATATCAAACGTTATGAATGGTAAGTTAATATTTGACTGCATAATAGATTCATTATTGATTTTTTTCTTCATAAAACTACAAAAATTACCCATTTTAATAAATATATTATATTATTTTTAAACTGTTTACAAAAATAATATAATAAAGAAGACAATAATTTTATAATATTTAATAAAAATATATAGTATATTTAATAATGGCTACTAGAGTAATGATGCCATCAGGATTCAGAGTAAGACGCATAGGGGTAGATGATGACCATGGCGTCGCTGATGACGACGAAGATCTTTTAAATTTTATACGTGCCGACTTTTACAGATTAGAAGACGAGAACACTAAATCTAATGAATCTGAAGATGAAAAGGCTCTGCGATATGCTAGATTGGAGAAAGAAATAGCTAAAGCATATCAAGATGTGAAACAGTTTTATCATGTTTATAGTAAGGCTTTGGATGTAGGTTTAACAGATATAGAAAAACTTAAAAATGAGATTATTAAGTTTCTAATGAGTGGAAAAACTATGTCAACAATCGATAAAATTAATAATAGTGAAATGGCTTCAATAATTTTGACGCTGCATAATAACAAAATGTGGGATTTTAACAGTGTTGGTAATACCAATAGACAAGAACTAGAAGAAAAGGCAAACGACGCTGCAACATGGGTATTATCGCCAGAAAATAAACCATTACTAAATAAATCACGCGCAAAAGTATCGTATGAAAACTATAAAGTTAGAATACAAGAAGCTGCAAACGATCCCAAAAAGCACAAACCTATTGCTATTGATCGTGGAACAGACATGAAAATACAGCTTCATACTGGTAAGTATGATCAAGAATTTTTAGAAGATGCATTAACATCTAATTAACATCTAGGAGAGATCATTTAAAAGATAGACCCTCTACTAGTAGGAAACCAACAGCTATACCTCCTATAGAAAGACTTCGTATAGATACACATCCTATAGAAAGACCTCCTACAGAATCACGTCGTATAGATACGCCTCGTATAGATAGACCCCGCGAAGAAGTAACTAGTACACTTATTGCAGGCAAAAGCAGAACTAGGCGCTTTAATAATAAAAGAAAAACAAAAAATAATAGAAGAAAAATCAAGACAAGAAAAACAAAAAATAATAGAAGAAAAACAAAAAATAATAGAAGAAAAAGCAAAAACTAACGTAATGTTTTATACTTGACTATAATAAAATATACAATTTTAATAAACCATATTATCCTCGTCATCATTTTCATCGTTCTCGTCTTTAGTGTTACTATTTTCACACATTACAGAAGATGGACATACGTTCATGCTAGTTATGGAAGTATCTAATTGAATATTGGAGGTTGCACCCATTAATTGATCGTCTTGTGTTTGTGCTTTATAATTTTTATAATTACAAAGAAACATTTGCTGCGATGGCGGAAGACCATTCACATAAGTAATAACAAATTTTTTATCAACTATTTTCTTTTCTTGTTTAAGCTCATTCTTATATTTTTCGTGCAACTTATACATATGTGTTTTATATTCAAAATCATATTCTTTTAATGGCTTTTCTTTACGAATAAAACAACTAACATAATTCATAAACAAATTGTTTGTATAATAATAAAGAGCGAGCTTAAATTTATTAAAAATTAGGGTGTGTTCTGGATAATATTGCAAAAATTCATTTACTTTATTTTGCTGCTTTAGTGTTAAATAATTAAACTGCAATTTTGGTTGATTTCCTCTAAGCTTTCTAACTTCTTCATAGCTAGCATTTCTAATTTTGCTCCGGGCTCCATCCTTGCTATATAAAAAACACCCAACACAATTATATGATGCATTTTTTGAGTCATAAAAGTCTTTGATCTCTTGAAAATTAGAAACAGGATATTTAGCAGCTAGCTTAACTGTGCTATTTAAAAAAATATAAGGCGGAACATTCATGATCGATTGAATATCGATTTCATGTACAATAACATGATTTAGATTATCAACACTTAATACATTATTAATAGGATGTGTAATTTCATATATTTTAACTAAATAAATTAGTGGATTACTAATTGTTGTAACAATTCGATTAAATGGATGCTGTAAAACAAAACTGTATACATATTTTTTATCTAAACAATTAAGGTCAAAATTATTGCTATTACATGCCTCAAAAAACATAGAACGAAAAGTGAGGTTATAATAATCTTTAAAATAGTTGTTATTATCAAAATATTTATAGTTTTTGACATCATTAAAAAAAACAATATTTGCCCCAACACTAGAACGAGTAGCAATTTCCCATGTTTCCTTAATATTATCATAAAATGCATTAATCATAGTTCCATCAATATAATCTTCTAACCAACTATTTTCTGTGGTATATTTATTTACAAAATATGAATAATCAACCGATTTTTCGGGTGCAAAACACACAACTTTATTATTCCTAATAATAACAGACCTGAATTTGGAAATAACATTATATTTATCATAATCACTAACAATATTTAGTTCTTTTAACTTCTCTTTATTGTATCTAATAATTTTGTATTCGTTATTATTAAATGTGTATTTTTTGATATTAAAATAATTGTCTTCATTTGTTAAAGCATGTGTAACATTAAGATTAATTGAATTTATAATATTTATCATATAATAATGATAATAATTATATTAATAAGTTAATCTTTAAACCATTTGAATATACATTTTTAAATATATCAGTTTATAATTAATAGAAGATATAAAAATAAACTTATTTTAATTTCTATTATAAATATAATATTATGAGTACTATTAAAAGTCAGATGTCAAATAGCGAACTTCCTCAAATAGTGACTTCAATAAATCTTCAATTGGGAGATATTATTAAATTAGATGCTCCAACTAACCCGGGATTACATGATCAAATATATTTTATAAAATTTATAAACAACTCTAAACTAGTATTAATTAATTCGAATGGTTCACTAACATTAACATTATCACAATTAGGAAAAATACAAGAAGAATCAATTGCAAATATTATTATTTTAAGTAGAGTTAGTAGCCCCAGTTTTGTTGTGCAAAACAACTTGGCTATTAAAAAATATATATCGATTTATTTTGGAGAACCATTTCCATATGTTGTAAACGGTTTTATAAGCAATATAGAAAATGACATGATAGAAGTAACATTATTGCCCGAAAATACTATAATATATATAGATTTTGCCTATTCGGGAATTCCTGAAGATTTAAATATTGATAAAATTGTTGTACGAGATAAACTTGACGAAACTCAACTTGCAATTCAAAATGATGAGCTGCAAGATTCTCAAACTAGTTTAGATGATGAAACACTTGTTCAAGACCCAAACAGCATGTTGGATTATGATTTGAAAAGTTATGACTCAAAAGATGAAATTGAATCATTAATAATAGATACTATTGAACTCGGCCAAGAATTGGATGATTTAGAACATGAAGTGAATGTTTCGGAAGAAGAACAGCGTTACAGTTTAGATAAACAAACAAATGATTATTTAGATAAACTAATAAATGCTTATTTACCTGAACAACGCAACGACGCAGTAATAAAACAAATTCATAATGAAATAAATTATTATATTCAGTTAAGATCCATATATTCAAATTTTGATGCAAATAATTATCCTTTGCTACCTAGCGAACGCGGAATGCATTATAAATATTTAAAAGAGCAAATATTTAATTTGAACAAAAAAATGTCTTTTTTATTTCCTGTTTTAGAAAATGCACGAAATTTGCTAATAAGTGAAAGTCCCGATAATGAAGACGAATTAACAAGTGAAAATGCATTCAATTATCAATCTATGGGGGAATTTATTGAAACATTAGTATCTACATCTCTAAAATGGTCTAATAATAGCTCAAAAGAGAAAATAAATAATTACAAAGAACACATAAGAGCTCTTACACAATTATTTGATAGTTATGTGAATAACAGCGCTGAAAATATAAATGTAAACTCGCAAATTATGATGATAAACGACAGTATTGGTGATTTTTATAATTACAGCATTTTAAAAGGGTCTTTATCAAAAAGTCGTTTTATGATAGACGTCTATAATCCTGGATTAATGATGTTAGAGTCACATTATGTTAATAATAAAAAATTCACAAGACCAACAAAATTAACAGCAAATGATTATGTAAATATTGTTGGGTTTATTAGCTTACCGTTACCATTATTTAAGTTTTCATTAATTAATACAAATTATACAAATATTGGTGATAAAGCCAATTTGAACATTAATTTTATAAATATTAGCGATTTATTAAATACTAATACCATGTATAATACACATATTTTGGAAAATAGCGATAAGGCTAATTATGTAAATAGCCATAATAATATACATAATAATAGCTTTTTAAAGACCATTAATCATTTTACAATTGACAAATCGGTTGACCTTCCATATTTAGAAAAGATGAATTATTTACTCGAATCATTTATACCAACAAATAAAGCATTTATTGGTGAATTTATTTCAGCATATGTTCCTGATTCTCTCAATTATCGCAAATATAGTTTAATTAGTTTTATATATGATTTGCAGGCTCTAAATGTTGATTTGTACAACTTACATTATAATGACTATAAGCTTATAAAATCGGTTGTTCAAGACAATATTGAAGTTTACAAAAAAATTTATAAATCAAACGAGGCAAATTTTGCGAAATTTTTATATAATATAAAAGCATTAAATAGCGATGCAATTAGAGGAAAAGATGAAAATATTATTTTCTCATTTGACTTATTAGCAAAAGATTTGAAAGATGATTTATTTAATTTATACAACATAAAAGAAGAATTGTTTAATAGCTACGAAGAACTATATAGTTTTATATATTCGCTAGATTGTGGTGAATTTTTCTTACAATCACTCAACAAAAATATTATGGATTTAGTTGTTGGAAATCTGCTTGATAATTTTATTAAAGCGCGCGAAAAAGAATTGGTAAATCCAGATCCGGCTATTCCTGACACATTAGACGGCACAACACCGCTCTCATCAAAGGACATTTTGCTAAAAGATTTGGACGAGATTCAAGCTACTTGTGAACGCTATGTTCTAAGTAAATCATACAAGACTCTTCAATCTCTCGAAAATGATAATAATAAACTAATATTTTATGATTCAATATATGATAAAACTTTGTATAGCATGGCAAATCAGTTTCAAAACGAGCGCAAAGTTATGGATAATGTTTCATTTTTACAGTTTTTAACCGAAAAACTAATGACTATTATGAAATTAACAAAAGCCAACGCGTTAAGAGAAGCAAAATCAATAATTGAAGAAAAACGCGAAATAATAGATGGGGATTATGCTGTATTAAAAGATAAAGCAAGTTCAAAAAACTACATTTATAAACGAGAGAATAATGTGTGGGTATTAGATCCTACATTTGAAGACAAATTTTATATTGAAAACAATCAGATTTTTTGTGATTCAAATAAAGAGTGCATAACTAAAGATGATAAATGTAATTCAATAGATGGAACCAAGAAGACAAATCTTAATGCCGAAGTTGATAATATATTGAAAACATTTGAAAGCAAATACAATTTTAGTATTGAAGAGATTAAAAGCAAAATTAATAGTAACTATGAAAATGCAAAAAAAAGAATTGAAAAACTTGCAAGTTTAAATAAGGCCAAGAGAGAATATGGAAATAACTATTTATTAAGTTTAGAAGAAATAGTTGAATCAAAAATAATTAGCTCGCCATACGAAAGCGTAAGAGCTAGTATATTAAAACTCAAAGACTTATCATTAAAATACGAATTATTAAAACGATTTTGTTTAAATTACACACGAAATGCTATAAAAGACGAAAATGCAAATTGGTTATATTGTATTAAAACAAGCGTTAAATTAGTGCCCCAATTTTTACTACGGCTAGCAAATGTTTTTTTAACTAAGCAAAATTATGTATTGGAATTAGATACAATATGCGCTCAACAAGGAACAATAAGCGATGACAATAATTATTGGGTAGATAAACATAGTGGTTATATTATAAAAACGATTGAATTTGATAATGATGAAGGCTATGACGATAAAGGGTTCAAAGTTTTTAGTCGCGAACAATTAGAAAATGATTATGCTATTAACTTACAACCACTTGCAAAATCATTAAATCCAAACATCCAAGTTATTATAAATATTATAAAAGCAATTACATTAATGATGGGAATAAATTTATCACATAATCATGAAGTTATAATAAATAATGTGTTATTAGTATTAAATTCAAATATTCCAACAAAACAAAAATATGAGGAATTATTGCTTAAAACTGCAAAAAAAGAGGGCAAGGCAAAAAATAATCCGAGTTATGATGATATGTATAATTCATCGTTATTATTATTAACATTAACATTTATAGTATATGCGATTCAAATAAACATTCCATCATTAACATCAAAGAAAACATTTCCTGGATGTATTAAATCGTTTAGTGGTTATCCGCTTGATGATGAACAAGACAAAACATCAATAACATATATAGCATGTATAGCAAATAAAATAAAAAGTTCAATTGTTCCGTGGAATAGCATATTAAAAATGTCAGAAAGCACAATAATAAAAAATATTGAACAATTAATAACACGATATGTAGTAACAAATAAAGAGTTAGTCGAACACTTAAATAAGAAGCGTGAATTTTTATTAACACAAGATACGCGGGATAATTCAATACCCGATTACTTAAATATAAACAATTGGCACACATTTAATCCACCACTAAATGACATAAAAATACCATCACAAGAGTTGGAACCTTTAGGTGTTAATTTTAAAACCACATTATATGATACATTTTCGCGCGGCCAAAAAAATAATATTAAAGACATGGTTGAATCAAAAGCAATTAGTTGCGCAAATCATATAATTGAGCTAATTCAAAATGTCGTTAAAAGCAACACCCCGTTATTGAAAAATTCCAACGATAATCCTTTTTTGGAAAATGCATGTTGCAATTCTGAAAAAAACACCATAAATTATTTTACAAATGCAAATAAAGCTATTATAGACTATAATAATTTAGTCGGTTTTTATAGTGATATAGTTGATGGAATAGCTAGTTTAACATATTCTCCTCAAATTTATATTCCATTAAATACTCAACAAAAAATTATTACACAATATAGTGCATTTAGCGAGGAAGTAGTTTATAAAGCATTTATATATTTTTGTAATTTTGCAAATCAGTTACCGTTAGATGACGAATTAAAAGGGCTATGTATGGATAAACCTGTTAATTTTGATTCAACAAAATCAATAAAAGAAATTATTAGTGCTCTCAAAAATGAAGGCAAAATATATAATTTTGCATCATTTGTAGAGTTAATACAAATTGTGAGTAAAAATAATACTATTAATGTTCCTATTAACTTTGCAATTATTAATAATATAGAAGCATTACGAATAATAATTGAAGCTTATTCTAATAATAGTTATTATAAATTAGATGATATATTTATTAGCAAATTGGAATTAATGTTAGACTCGTTTTCCATAATTGATGAAAATAATGGCGAGTTGCGAGAGTTAAAAAATTACTTGGGGCGCACAAATATGTTATTAAAGCAAAAAATTTTACAAACAGTAAACAAACAAACCAATATTAGTAAAAGCGAGTTTGCAAGTTTTAGTCAAACGTTGGATTTAGTAATTGATGTTGAAAATATCACTTTTTATCAAAACTATATTAATAATATATTGCATATTTTTCCATCAATAATTAGCAATAAAAATGTAAATTATGACGCGATTCCTAAATATTGGAATTTATCAACACTCCATTATTCTGATATTTATAATATTATTAAAAAATATTATGTGACACTAAATACTTTTGATAGTAAACATGAGCTGGAATATGCTTTTAAAATAGTTGCAAAGAAGTTGCAATTATTAACGCAATTGATGAAAGTATTTTTGTATAATAAATCTTTGGAAACAAGCACAAAACAAATAAACAGCATATTTGATGAAAAATTAATAACTCTTTTTTATAATTATATTTTTTATAATATATATAATGAGCTTTTAAGCATAAATGAAGACCAAGACTTTATGTTACAAATACAAAATGTTGAAACAACCGATTATAATAAAGACGATTTTATTAAAAGCATTATAAACTATATAATGTGCTTTTCAAATATAATGAATAATCATTATAGTTTAATAAATAATGGCTACGCAAGAGTAAAAGAGAAAATAGTTATGGCAAAAGAAAAGGAAAAAACATTAATAACAGATTTTCTTAAAAATCTGTCCGATGAAGAACGTGAAATTGAAACAATTTTGAAAAATAATAAATTAGAAAAATGGAATGTTGGGATGCAAAAAGGACTAACGCAATATGTAAAAGAAAATTATGACGAAGAACGAGAAGCATTAGATAAACAAGCACTAAAAGAGCGAAAGCTACAGCAAAATAATAATGTTACTTCTATGAACAAAGAAATATATGATTTAGATTTAGACGAACAAATGCAAAATGATGCAGCGATTGATGCTGAGGAATATAGTATGAAAAATATTCCTGACGATAATGATTTTAATTATGATAATGCAGACGAAGACTATGCAAATGGTTTTCATGAAGATTATGATTAAAACATAATCTCCCTTTTAATTTATATATTATTTCAACTACTAATCTTTAGCATATATTATATATAATATATGTAATATATATAATATATATAATATATATAATATATTATATATATAAAATAGATGCGTGAAACTTTAAAAAAACGCAAAAGAGGAAAACGCGGAACAATAAGACACAATAAAGCAGGTGTAATAAATAGAATTACTAGAACCCGCCAATTTTTAGATTATAGGATTGGTTCAGATTTAACACCGTCTATTTTACAACCATATGCAGCAACAATGTTGAGTCGTAGCTATCGTAGACATAAAACTAAACATAACTACGGAAATGATATAGGAACTTTTTATTATAATTTAATAGTATTTAAAAATGTCTTATTGGTTCCTAGCCGTAATCCCGATGCGATGGTTAGCATAAAAGAGAGATTATTAAATAGCATACCGCAAGGAGCAGCTCTTGGGAGATTTTTAGATAGGCCCTATATTATTCATAATATAAGAAGACTAAGAGAACAATTAAGTGGTGACTTTGTTTATCCTGTAAGAGGAACAAGTGAACATACTCAATTACTAGGACTTGTTGAAGATATTAAAGGTATAATTAAGGTTCCATTACATCAACGCGCTAGAGTTCCACCGGTCATGGAACGACAAACTAGGGCTAGAGAATCTCCTACTAGCTTATACGATTTAGTATAATACTATTTTCTTATTGCATCGAACATAATATTAAATATGTCAATATAATAAGCCAAAGATGCCGCTATAAAGTCTCCATAATAATTGCGCTGCACTATATTATTTGTAGTAAACATAATATAAATCGTAAGTAATAGCAACAAAACAACTAGTGCTAGCTTTTTAATAATAGAAGAATAGTATATAAAATATTGGACGATTGTGCTAATTAACACACTTATTAAGGCAAAATATAGACCTAACTCAAATTTATATTTTAATTGAATATTACTTTCTATTAAGACTAGTCCAAATGCAAACATAGAAACAAAAATGCTGGCTATTCCCAATAATATTGTTTTTATTGTATTTAAGTCAGCAATTGTTTTTACATCTTCTAGAATTATTCCCATAGTTACTGAAACTAGCGAAAATATTATAAATTTTAACCAAATAGGCATAGAAACAATTCCTAATATAATAATTAAAACAAAACCTAATATATGAGCAGCAATAATAATTATTCGTCGCTGATCGGCGTCCTTAGTAATTTCAATTTCATCAAATTTTACATGCACATAATAAGTAATAGCTATTTGAATTAATATATTTATTAAAATAAATAAAAAAAATTGTTTTTTAGCATGCAAAAGTCGAAATAGTTGGGACAAATCTGTTGAGTAATTATTGTAATAATAATTGGTATTCATTATATATAGATAAAATAAAAAAATATTTTATTAGAATAATCAAAATATAATAACGCAGATTTAATATTAATAACATAGATTTAATATTATAAATATAATATAATATTAAGTATGTTGAGACTATTTGTTGTAAATAATATAATGTTAGTATCTTTGGTTCTATTTTTAATTTTATTTGCAACAATATTAGCAACTAAACCAACAATAATGTTTGATAAAAATGGCAAACCTCGTGACTTTGGAATAGGTTATAAAAATAAAACAATATTGCCATTTTGGTTAATGGTAATAATTATAGCAATAATGTCATATTTTTTCGTATTATGTTATATAAATTTTAAGAAATATAAATATTAATATTTATATCATGTACTATCTCTTTGATATTGAATAGCTTTACTATCGGCGGCAGCTAAATCTCTATTAATATCGTCTATTGTTTTTTCACAAGACATATTTATTATATAATTATAACTAACAGAACTAACTAATACTCCCGTCAAAGCATACCATGTAACTTTTCCAATCACATTTTTGATAACTAAAAGCTTATATAAATCTTTAAGTAGACCAGAATCTTCGATAGAGTTTCCGTCATCACTAGTTGTTGCAAAAATTCTATCGTTCTGCAAAGCTTCAATAAACTCATAAAAATTTTTTTTTTCAATATCTATTTGATTAATAAAATTAGATTTATTATTGCTAATATTACTAATTGCTTTTACTAACTCACTATTGTCACCCTCTGGGGGTTTTTTGTTAAGTAATTTACTCAAAATCTCTTCTACGCCCAAAATTTTTATTACTAAATAACCAAGTGTATTAGAAAAAGGTGCCACCCATCCTGGAAATGCTTTTAAAATCATATATAAGCTTAAAAAAATAATGATCCATGGTAATAATGTTGCTAATAAAATACTAGTCCATTTAATATTACTGCTACTGCAAAGCGCTTTAGAGGTTGTTGTATTTATAAAATATGAACCTAATACTACTATAAATAAATATATCATAGTTAAAAGACTAGCATCTTTTGTTTTTTCAATATCGTCGATTGTTTTAGAATTTTGTATGCTAATTAATGTGAATATAGCGAATCCAAGAGTCATGAAAAAAAAGAATATTAATGTATGTTCGGGTACAGGAACTGGAGTAGTATCATAAGCAGTATTAGAAGCAGAAGCACCAGCAGAAGCAGAAGCAGCAGCACTACCACTAGTACTCATATTATATTAGTGTATTAATATAATTTATTATAAATATTTACATAATTTATTGTAAATATTAGATTATAAAAAATTAGTACTATATTAGTATAATGAATTTTAACATACTTGATTATACTAATTTAAAATTTAATTCAACAAAAGGTGTAACTAATTCTGGTAATACTAATATAGAAAATCCAAAATTAGTAGATGTTGGTGTTAAACTATTCTTTAAAGAAGTATTAAAAGGCTGTAATAAGTATAAGCAAAAAAATTATAATACACTTTATAATGTTATGATGTTATTGTTTTTTTTTATAGTTTTAGCTATATTATTATATACTCGATATAAAGGAACAAATAATTCTAAATCTTATTATGAAAAAACTATGAAAGACAAAGAATATATAATGTCCAAATTGGTATATTATAATCGTCAAAATATTGACAATCAGCAAAAAATAAGAAATAATATGATAACTAATCTACCAGATTATAATAATCATCCAGAAGCCAATTTATTACATAAAGCAGTTTATTTTTCATAAAAGAGTTAAAGTAAAGTAAAATAAAGTAAAGTAAAGTAAAGTAAAGTAAAGTAAAGTAAATTAAAGTAAATTAAATTAAATTAAAAAATTATTGTAAATTATAATTTAATAATATAATACTATGAGTGATGATTCGCTAAAACTATATTATAATGAATTAACCGAATATTACAAGTTAAAAAATAAATATGAGGATATTAAACAAAAAAAAATAACTGAATTAATTGGAAATAAGGTTATAGATTATAATCAAAAAAAACAAACTTTAGCCAAATATAGACCAAAATGTATAAATTGTAAAGCGGATGGTGGAACAATTTTTACAGAAACACCTGAGTTATTTCGTGCCACTTGTGGAAATAGCACCAAGCCTTGTAGCTTGGATTTGTCTATTAAGCGAAAAAAATTTGTTGAAATTAATGATAAATTAATGAAGTCATCAACTGCAATAATAAATTATAAGAAAAGTATTATATCTACTAAGTTAGATTTTTTATTTAACTATATAGAAGAAGAAAAAGCAGTTGAACTATTTGAAACATTAAAGGTTCAATTAAATGAAAGTCAAGAGAGTTATAATAATTTAGTAAATTTATATAACTCAATAACAGATAATGAAGAATTAAAAGCACTTATTTTTGAAAAGACTAATGAATTTGAAAGTAATAAAAAACAATATAAGGATGCACTTGATTTATTTAAATCAAGTGGTGAAATTATGTATTTAATAGGTGCTATTGAAATACATAAAACAAAACTTAGTGTATTAGGAAAAGAGTTAATGAATTTAAAATATAAATCATGTTATGTTGAAAAAAATAATGAAGATAATTATATATTATTTCAAAATACTTATAATATTGAAGATTTAATTATTGAGATAAATGATAAATAATAGATAAATAATAAATATTTTTATATTATTATCCTATAATATATGTTAGGAGCAGTTAAAAATACACTATTTCAGATTTTAAACATGGAAATAAAATATATTAATGTTACTGTATTTTTATTAACATTTCTAATGGGGTTAATATATATATACTATTTTGACTATAATCGCAGAGTAATAGTGTATCCAAATCGCTATAACATAGATAAAATAGAATATAAAGACGAAGCCGAAAACTGTTTTAGTTATAAAGTAAAAGAAGTTACTTGTCCAAGCGATAAAAGTGGTGTTGAAATAGTGCCTCTAAATTAATATTAAGAGAACTCACTAGAATAATCAAGGGTTTTGCTTTTCAAACCACAAGGAACATTTTCTTCTACCAAGCTATAACATTTTGTTTTTTCGCTGTCGGTTGCAAAAATTTTATCACGTAAGTCATTATGTTTTGGACCAATAAACTTATAACAATCTTTAGAATTGCATACTTGTCTAAATAGTGTTGATAATCCTAAACCCAATAATACCGACAATATAATTTTTCCCATACTTGTATGTAATAAATTTTTTACTACATTATTTATCATTTTTATATTATATAATATATTATAATATAAAACATTTATTAATTTTTAACATTTTAAATATATTTATGAAATTAATTTAAAAGCAAAATGTGCTATAAAAATAGAAGACTATGTCCGAACAATCTAATGTGGAAACATTTGCTTTTCAAGCCGAAATTAATCAATTAATGTCATTAATTATTAATACATTTTATTCGAATAAAGAGATTTTTTTGCGTGAATTAATTTCTAATTCGTCTGATGCTCTTGATAAAGTTCGGCACATGTCATTAACCAATAAAGATGTGTTAAGTTCTAATTCGGAAATGTATATTCACATTATTCCAGATAAAGTAAATAAAACATTAACTATTCTTGATTCTGGTATTGGCATGACAAAATCGGATATGATCACAAATTTAGGAACAATTGCACAGTCAGGAACAAAAGGGTTTATGGAAACTATGAAATCATGTGGGGATGTAAATATGATTGGACAATTTGGAGTAGGATTTTATTCGGCCTATTTAACAAGTGAACGTGTAGTTGTTACATCAAAACATAATGATGATGATCAATTTGTATGGGAATCTAATGCTGGTGGTTCTTTTACTATTAGAAGAGATAATGATGGAGAGCAATTGGGTCGTGGAACAAAAGTTGTGTGTTACTTAAAAGAAGATCAGCTTGAATATTTAGAAGAACATCGTATTAAAGAGTTAGTAAAAAAACATTCTGAATTTATTAATTATCCTATTAGTCTTGGTGTTGAAAAAACAGAAATAAAAGAAGAAGACGAGGAAGAAGAAGAAGAAGATGAAGATGAAGATGAAGATGAAGAGGGCAAAGAAGAGGTTAACAAAATAGAAGTCGATGAATCGAAGATGGATGAATCGAAGATGGATGAATCGAAGATGGATGAATCGAAGATGGATGAATCGAAGATGGATGAATCGAAGGTGGATGAATCGAAGATGGATGAATCGAAAGTTGACGAATCAAAAGTGGACAAATTAGAAGTAGATGAATTGAAGGTAGATGAATCAAAGGTAGATGAATCGAAGGTAGATGAATCAAAAGTAGATGAATTAGATGTAGATAAATTAG